TCCGCTTGATCTCTTTTTCCAGACCTTCCCAGTTTTTCCCGCCGCAATACCCTTTCAGCTTATGAGCGAACAAATCTTCCAAAGCCCATGTTACTGGACCTAGAACGTGTTTATCCTCTGGTTGTGGACCAGCTATCGCCCTCGTTTTAGGCAATGATTCCCCATCTTCATACATTTGTACTTCTCGCTTACAAAACATGTCGTATTTACATGGTTTGTTAGTGATTTCCAAATCATTCAATTCTGCCTGTTGTTTGGCATTGAGATGGTTGTACCATTGACTATAGGAGTAGTCAAAACTGTCCAATGACTGACCAACCTCAAAATCTATAGTAGCGATTGCAAAACCCAGAAAATCCTTAACGGCATTTGGGTCAGGCAAAGGAACGGCCATTAAATGCCTCTTAAAAGAGGCAAATAAAGTTCTGGCACAATTATTCCATATAACTACTTTAGAAGATGAATTGGTGTCATACATCTTATAAGCTGCGGGTTGGCTCTCACCCTTGCAAGTGCACACGACATCTGTTATTCGCTGGTTATACTCACCAACTAAAAACTTATGTCGTATGGAAATGGGGTCTTTAAGGTCATCTTCCATACCTTCTAAAGTGCAAGCCCCATATTGCACTTTGCTTCTAGCGTTAGACTCGTGTTCCTAACACCCGACTTGAGCACCAAATATCTCACGGAAATATTTGGCAATACGCTCAAAGACGCTTAAATCAGCCGAATAAAGCTGAGCCTTGGCATTGTTTAATGCCTTGAATTCGTCAGATTGGCACAAATCTGAGATTCTCAATGCGCTGTCCAATGCGCGTTTGACCAATAGTTTAACTACTGGCAGAGCCTCTGAGGGCGATATACCGTTGTTGCTTTTAGACACAATAAGGGAGATCAAATCACCAATAACCTTGGGGTCCAAACCGTTTTTACCGATAATGGACTTTTCAACGCTATTGACTATAGTTTTGTCTATGAAAAAATCGTACGATTTGGCATCGCATGTGACTTCATCATAACAGAAAATACCCTCCGTCTTGAATTTCTTCAAATACAACTCTCCTTGTACAGCATAGTACTTGAGCTTATCTATCGAAGAAATATCAATGACGCCAGTCGGTGTGTAACCAATCTCAACTAAGAGATCTTTGGTTGTTTTAACGCCCATAAGGGCACCGCTGGATGTTAGGGAGATCTGAGTCTTGGGTTGTTTAGACAAAGAGATCTTCCCAGCAACTTCCCCTAGTTTCGGGGTGTCGAGTCGAACAGAAGTGGTGCCACAATGGCTCGTCAAAGTAGCTTTTTTGGCTAATGACGTCACTTTGTTGGACTGACTAGGCAGGACAGGGTCGGTTTCGACCTGAGCAACGACTACTGGACCATCTTCACGAAAAAGAGGGTTAGTCGACTCTATCAAAGGCTGTGCTAATAGTTTGGGTTCAGCATTGTCCGAAAAATAAGAGGTGATAATAACGTCGAATGTGATGTATTTAGTAGCACCACAGTTAACCTCAGTATTTTTGACAATCTGTATACAACGATCATGAAGAACACTTTCAATCTGCATACAATCCTTATGGAACAACTCATCATAATAATGAGAATGCTTGTAACCAATAGGATTTCCATCTATATGCATTTCAACATTACCGCTGTCAATTACATTTACGTAACCATACTTTTGGTCACCGCAAAGTAAATCACCAGACTTGTCAAAAACATGCATCGACCCGGAACCAATCACAATGTTACGCTTATTTTCATAATCTAACAATGCGAGAAATTGTCGGGGGTGAATGTAATATAACACGTCTGTCAATATGAAATGTACAGGTGGACCAGAGTTTGAGGCTTTGATCTGACTGTAAATATCATTTACATATTGAAGGAAGGTAAGGTTGTAGAAAGTTGTATACTCCCGGAACTTATCAGCTGTTTTATTCCGCGCCAATTGGCGTAAGACGTCTTTTTGTTGCGTCATGGGCCACAAAACATGAGAGGTAATCTTGGCTGATGCTATTCTGCATGAGCCACCTACATCGACAATTAAAGCAAATTGTTTTGCCTTTAAAGTGTCGTTCCCCTTCAAGTTTTGTTTTCTACTGGTCACATCAAGAACCTTGCTAACGTTCACCATCTCACTATACTTTCGCAATTGAGCGAATGGTTCATGAGGGTTGGTTACGGTTAGTTTGGTGTTGACGGAGTGTTTCACTCCAGTAAAAAATGGAACAGCGATCTTCGGTATCGAATAGTCTTCTAAGAAATACATATACTTCCCGAGACTATTAGCACAGTAGTCCTTTTCATCCAAACCTTGGCTTGGATATGTGACATCTATCACAGTGTCACTAACTTTTGATTTTTTATTATAAAAAAAAGAAAC